TCCTAGAACATAGGGTAAGGCTAAAGTCTTGAGGCGTCTCTGTATTTAAAGTCCTTCATTTGTTCGGCAACTGCCTTCTCGACCTCATTATAGAAGTTTTTTCCTAAGAGCCTTGCAAGAGCGTAAGAGTCTGCAGCATTATCATCATTAAATTCTATGCCCCACCTTTTATATATCTGTAATAACATCTCTTGTTTTTTTGCATTTCCTTTACCTGCTGCAAATTTTTTAAGAGTCATAGGCGGAACCTTTAGGGGGTATTTTCTTGGGTCACCCTCATCAAAGTAATCAAAGATTGCTAGGCGAACTGTGGCTGATAACTCTCCAAGCACCAGAGCGGCATGGCTAGCAAGAACAGTTCCTTCCATGGCTATGTCTAAAATTTTATTATTGTTTTCCTCTAAATAATCAAAATGATCTATTAACCATTGCCTAATATCAGCAAGTCTTTCAATACCAAAATATGGGGACTTATAAACCCATGTAATATATTTTGTTGGATCTTCAAACTGTAAAGCAGTTAAAGCAAATCCAGTTAAAGACTGATCAATACCTAAAGTTACATCGCAGTCTTTTGGTAACTGACCATCAATCGCTTTGGTTGGCACGGCGGTTTCTTTCGTCTATTACCATTTGAACAGTTCCTAGATAGCCCGCCCCGTCAACTAGGTTGTCTCTTTTTTGTTGATGAATTTCACGACAAATTTTTACCCAAGCCATTGCCAATCCAACTTGCTCTTCAGTTATTTTGGCATTAAAAATAACTTCCCAGCCTTTAGCAATGCGATTAAAATTGTCTAACGGATGATCGTAAGACTTATTACGATCTCCAGTAATTAATCTTTGTGCCTCTTCTAGTATCGTTTCATTGTCCGAGTTCAATATAAATTCCTTTCACAAAATCATTGCTTGCTGGTTTTGCTACAGACTTTAAATATTTATAAGTATCTTGTATTGAACTTAATTTATTTGACGCCCACCAAGCAGACAAAGATGCTGTTGCAAATGATGTTCCGTATATATCTTTTTTTAACCCGTCCATTGTAGTTACAGTGTAGTTGTCTTTTAAATAAAAGTCTACTTTGCCCTGTGCATTACTGTAAGACTGGATAATTCCAGCAGAATTAACCGATCCTACAGAAACTGTTTCCCTCCAACATCCTGGAGAAAATACAGGTTTTTTATTTCCATCATTTCCTGCAGGTGTTATTACTGGGACATTTACTTTTTTTAAAGTTTGTATATCTTTTTTAAAAGTTGCAGACGCCCTGCAAGTGGAAAAGGTGTTACCTTGAGAAAGATTAACTACAGATATATTATATTTTTTTTGATTATTTACTATCCATTTTAAAGCCATGTCTATGTCTTCTAAATAGTAATTAGCAGGATTTCCTTTAGGATCTATACCTACAATTCTAATCATAATAATTTTGGCCGAAGGATTACTCTGTAGAATTGCCGAAACAACAACAGTTCCATGTCCTAATACTTTGTTTGTAGATATAGGAGTGTTAGCCGCTCCTACTCCTTCCATTCTTTGTTTACCGTTAGGGCAAGTAAATTCAGAAACAATGCATACTTCATAAACAAGGTTATCTTTAAACAAAGAAGTATTTATTCCACTATCAATCACTGCTATTGATGGAAGTGGCTCTGCTTGGGTTGGTGGTACTTGTACGTTGTTAAGCAACACCAACCCAATCAGAATTACTTTTTTATTCAATTAACCATCCAGCAAGCAAAACGTAAAATCTATTTAAGTATCTTTCAATTAATAAAAGTTTACCGTTAATGTTTGCTTCAAGTTGAGACCGTGTCTTAGGTGTGTCAAACATAGCCATTTCTTTTGTTAAACCTTCCGTTGCAGAAATGGTGGCAGAAGTATTTGCTAAAACTTTTGGATTAAAATTAATTTTTCCATTTACAAAACTATTTGAATCAAAAGTTACACTATTTGAATAAATAGTTGCGGTAAGCGTAGCAGTATCTACATTCTCAGTTTTAGTAACTGGAATTGGAATACTTGCTGATCCTTGAGTAAACACCTGTGCTTGTGCATCGTATTTAACTGGATTATCAACAGTACCCATATAACCGCCTTGATTTTGTCCAGTTACAGGATTTGCTGGTACTTGAAATACCAAAGAACATCCAGGACAACTTGTGTCATTTGGCATTCTTCCATTCCAAGAACCACCTGATCCACAAACAGATGTAGTACAAACAATGGTATTGACAACAGTACCTGTTGAATCAACAACTGCGTATGTTGCCTCTCCATTTGCATTTGCAGGTATTATTGAAACAGTTGTTAACACACCAACAGCAATTAATGTATTAATTATTTTTTTCATGTTATGAATGTATCCCTCCGTCCCCCTCGGGACTCGTTTGTTCTTCTTGTTATTTCCCTCGAAACTAAAGTGATGTCCCGTTCTTGATTAGAAAGCATCATCTCTAATATCTTGCGATAAGCATACCGTTCCTCATAGATATCCCCTAATTTTATAATCTCTGGATCAGTAGCAATTTGAGCCTTGGCTAGGCTAACAGTAGACCCCTTAGCCGCACTCCCCATCTTTGTGATAAGCATCACGTTTTCTTTCATATCTAAAGACCGTTGGGCATCACGCTCATTTAATTGAGCCTGAACTAACTGTGAAGCCAGGTAATCAGCCCAGCCAGTTAGTATGGTAAACATCTCTGCAAGTTGTTCACTACTCAAGGCTGTTATATCAGGAGGTAGAGTTGCTTGTTCGTATTGTGGCTTAGGGAGAGCAAGTCCCTTCTTCATTATCACATCTATTTCGCTCATGCTTTTCCAATCGAAATGCAATACTTGCAACCATCAGGGTTTACATTACAGTCAGGTGAAACACCTGCCTCAACTGCGTCTATTACCTTCTGTGCAGCCTTAAATATTCTTTCAACAACGTAGTAATCAGACTTAATTGTGAACTCTTTATAATCTTGATCTGCTTTTAATTCATAGATAAATACAATTTCATTTGGAGCATCATCGCCAAATTGTCTTTTGGCTAACTCTAAGTACATCTGACCTTGAAGTAAGTGAGTTCTAAATGGGCGACGGATATTCTTCCAAGCCTTTGTAAGATCTCCATCTGCATCATAGAGTAACTCTGGTGCTTCAAACCTAAGAGTTCCTGCACCGATAGATTTAATTTCTATAAGGCAGTCATCTCCAAGACCCTTGACCCAACCATCTGCATGGCCATGAATACGTAGTGGCTCATGTACTAATGGAACCTCCTTGTATTCAAAGACAGAGGTGCCAGAATTTACTTCAGAACTGACTCCCCACTCAGATAGATCGTCTGTTTCACAGTGCCATTTTCCATATAGCACTCCCATATCTGCTAATCGGTTCTGCCATTTAGCATGAATATAGTGACCTTCATCAAAAATGTTTTGAAGTCTAAGATTAGGCTTTTCTTTCTTTGCCTTACCACCGTTTAATAAGTAGTAGGCATACTTGTGGCACCAATCAGCCTTAATGATCTCTGATGGGTGAAGTACATCAGTACGTCGGTCTGACTCTGGCTGCCTCATTAGGTGACGTTCTATCTCACCTATTAATCTAGTATCAGCCTTCTTTGTATCAAAGAATTTCTGTAACTCTGTCTTAGGAGTTGCCATTAGTATTCCTTATCTGTACTGAAAATAAAATCTTTTAGGGACATTTTCTTTTTGTATTTCTTTTGCCACTTACGCATTAAGGCATTGCGTTCTCTGTGGCTTAATCCACCCCAGATTCCATGAGGCTCATCTCTCTTGACTGCGTCCCACAAACATTCGGCACGTACTGGACAATGGTTTTTTCCTGTCTCACCAAAACAAAATGCTTTGGCCTTATCAGCAATGTCTTTGTACTGCTCTTTATCACGAGGAGGGTAGAAGATGTCGGTGTCTTGTCCCGAACACTTTGCTTTGTATCTCCAGGCATACTCTGGTTCGTCCATGTATTAGGCATCCTTGACTTTCTCTAGCATTTCAATGAAGTCGTCTTCAAGAAGAACCACGTAGTTCTCCCCGTCTAGATGGATACCAAGTACTGGCATTCTTCCTTCTAGAATTGCCTCTCTTACTATTTTCTTTAAGACAAGAGACTTTATCGTAGTCTGTTTTTTACCAGTCCACTTATGTTCAATCAGCAGGTCGGCTGATCTTACGTCGCCTTTTCTTGACCAAAATGCCCCAGAGGCTGCGTTACGAGAACCACTAACTTTTTTAGCAATTCTTTTCTCGTGCTTCTGAGATTCTTTTTGTCCTTTAGTCTTCAAGTTCTATCTTGCCATTCTCGTAGCCCTCCAGCAGACGAGGTACAATATAGAAAAGTGTTTCCCTCCAGAAGCAAGGAGAGCAACCACAAAACGGTTCTCCTGAAAGAGTCTCTGTAATTTCATCATCTCCTCCTTCCCATATTGCTTCAAAAAGCATATCAGTATAAATTTCAACGCCTTTTTCTAATTCATGTGCCCATGCTTGATCATTAACTATAAACTTTTTATTTTCAATCATCGTTAGAATCTCCAGCCATCGGTACATCGGAGGAACTAAGTACAATTTTTTGTAGTTCTTCCTTGAGGTCAATTTCGCTACGAATACTGTCAATGACTGGTTCAATTCCTTGCCATTTTCTTTCTCCATAGTAATACCATCCACCTTTACGATCTATTATTCCTTTTACCACTGCCAATGCCACAATTTCTTTTGCAAAATCATACTCTCCAGGTAAGCACGGTCCACCTTCTGCAAAGAAAAAATCAAAGTATGCAACCCGTTGTGGTGGTGCAGTTTTGTTTTTTAATGTACGAACCTTTATTCTTTGTCCAATACGAACCTTATTTCCACTGGGTCCAACTTCAATCCACTCATCTCTACGAATCTCACAACGAGTAAAGAAAGCATAGTTTTTTCCTTCTCCTCCTGGAGTTGTTCTTGGATCGCCATGCATTACGCCAATTTTCATTCGGTATTGATTTATGATTAATCCTAAAACAGGACGCTCATCTTCTACAAGACTTCTTTTAATTGCAGAACCAACGACACGAAAGAATTTGTTAGTAAGCAATGCCCCCCTACCAACAGTCATCTCATTCATATCTTTTTCCATTTCAGGAGCAGGAGACAAGGCTGGCAAAGAATCTATAACAATTGCATCTACAGACTTTGATTCGGCAAATTCAATTACTGCTTGATAAGCCTCCTCCATTACATTTGTTTCAATTACAATAACTCTTTTAGTATCTACTCCACACATTTCTGCATATTCGGGAACCCATTGCTCGGCTGCTACCCACACAGTTGTGTGATCAGGATTTAGTCTTTGATTTGCAGCAATGGTTTTTAAAGCAACAGCAGTTTTTCCATGAGATGGTTCACCAATTAATTCGTTCCATTGGTTTCCTGGAAACCCTCCTCCAAGAACGTAATCTAAAGTAGTTGATCCTGAAGTAATTCGGGGTACTAGGTCGCTACGAATGTCTGATGCAATTACAACTACGTTATTGCCAAATTTTTTATTTAATTGAGCAACTATCTTTTTTGCTTCGTCATTCATTACTCTATTCTCCCAATAATTCCTTGTGGATTCCAATTACTTTGAGTGTCATTACCTAGAGAAGACTTTATATTTCCTTCTACTTTTGCACCAGTTAGTGAACCAAATTTACTTCCTGATTGTTGTAGAGGATATCCACAGTCGTAGCATCTTGGAGCAGCGTTTTGAACAGCCATATAATTATTACTATTGCAGTCAGGACACAGTTGAGTTTGACCCGTGCTTCCAATACGAATATTTGGTTGTTGAGGTTGTTGAGGTTGTGGTGGAACATAGGGTGTCATCGGTTGTTGTGACGGTGGCATGGGAATATCTGCGGGACGTGTTTGAGGAACTTGAGGTTGTGCTCCAAGTTGTTTAGCCCACCAGTCAGAGTTACTCATTTTGCTTCTCCCCATTTATCTACTATTTTTACATCCGCAATTAACGGGACCGTAATTGCTGGAATGTTTACGCCTTCCATTGATTCTCTAATCGCCTCTGCTACTGAGTCGGCTAGATCTTCACGGGCAACTGTAACAAGTTCGGCGTGCACGGTCAAATTTACATTGGCTCCTGGCTCTGTTACAAAACAAGAATGCGCCCTTATAATGGCTAATTTCATTAAATCTGCTGCAGATCCTTGAATTACTGTATTAAATGCTTGTCTTTCTGCTCTTGATCTAAGGCCAGGATCTTTGCTTTTTAAATCAGGAAGGTATCTTCTACGTCCCAAAACAGTGGGGACATACGGCACTGGAGTTTTTGCTAAAGATTGACGTATAACTCTGGCTCTATATTTAGATATATCATTAAACTTTTCAGTAAATCTATTTAATAAATTTTTTGCATCAGTAACGGTACACCCAATGCTTGCGGCAATCTTATCTGGCCCAACTCCATAAGCAATAGAAAGCACTAAAACTTTTCCTGCTTTGCGATCTACCCCCATTGTATTACCAATTGTTGTGTAAATGTCCTCTCCATCTAAATAATTTTTCATCATAATCGGATCTTTAGAAAAAGAAGCAATGATTCTAGGTTCAATTTGCGAATAGTCTGCAACTATTAACTTGTGTCCAGGAGGTGCTACAAAAAGATTTCGTATAAGTTTTCCGTACTGACCTCCACTAGGAATGTTTTGAAGATTTGGATCGCTACTAGAAAATCTTCCTGTTTCTGCTCCATGGGCTTTAAAGTTTGTGTGTACTCTTCCGTCAATTAACAAACTTTTTTTATCAAAGATTTTTTCTTTACCCATAGTAGTTCGAGTAACTTCGCCACCTAGATAAGGCATAACGTATGTAGTCATTAACTTATTTAAGTCTTGATACTCAAGAATGGCATCTACTAATTCATCTTTAGCCCTATAGAACTCTAATGCATCGGAAGAAACAGAGTAATGATAGATAGTTAAATTTGCTGGATCAGTTGCTGCAACTGCTTGACCTCGTGCTGTTAAGGCTACTTTTACACGTAAGTTAGGCTTAATACCACGACCTTCTGGTGCGGGTGAAAACAATAACTCTTGTTTTTCTTTTACAGAATTCATTGCAAAAGGTTTACCCGTTAATTTCCAGGCTTTAGCCCTTGCTAAATCAATGTCTATTTCAAGCCTTGCTTTTAATGCAGTAAGTTCTTTAACGTCAATAGTGGCTCCAGTTAATTCCATATCACATAACGCAGGAATTAAGGCCATCTCTAAATCCCAGACGTCTTTTAATCCATTCTGTAATTTTGGAGAAAAAGTTTTATACAAATTCCAAGTAACTTCTGCGTCAATTCCTGCATACTTTGCAACAGTAGAAAAAGCGTGTGCCTCAACTTCAGCCCCCACTCCTTTTTCTACCTTTAAACTTAGTTCTCTTTCTGCACAGGCTGCAAGGCCAAGTCCAATTCTATTTCGATTGTCTATAATAAATGCAGCCATTAATGTATCAAAAAATGGTTTAGAAGGAACTACTCCTCGGTAATATTTTGCAACTGATTTTAAATCAAACTTAATATTGTGACCAATTTTTAATTTATTACTAAAGAATAATGGTTTTAATTCTTTAAAAACTTCTCCAGGCAACAATTGCTCGGGAGGTAAACCAAAAACTGCTTTCCATTTTGCTTGATTTTTAGAATAGTCTGCCTCAGTTAAAGGTTTATTAGCAGCAAGTTTTCTTTGTCCACTTAACAACAACTCTTTGTCCCAATTTAAAAACTCTCCATTTGGATGACCCATAGGAATAACATCTACTCTTCCTTCTGTTGCTAAAGATATCCAAAGAACATCATTAACTACAGGCTGGAGCCTATTGTCGCCAACTGTTTCAACATCAAATGCAAAAGCATCAACATTAGAATAAAATTCTACAAGGTCTTTTAACTGTTCTTTATTAGTAATAATATTCATAACTTCCCTCATTTATAAGTTAAGTGGAGGAGCCTGAAAACGGAAATAAACAGGCTCCACCACAATGGAGTCTTGGTTAAACCAAGGAACGAGCAATCTTTAACATTTCGGAGCGAGGGGTCTCTCGAATTACGTCGGCTGTATATGGAACAGCCCTTGCTACTAGTTCTTGAACCTCATCGAGATTCAAACTCCATTCCTCTGCAAGGTCACGACCACGAACAAACTCCATAGTGTAGTTTGTTGTAGGCCCTGTACCCATGCGAGAAATTTCCCAGAACTCTTTTGACAGAGGTCCTTTGCGTTCATCTTCATGAGACTTTTTAATTAAACGTGCAAGTGTTGGTGGTGCTGTGAGAATTTGCACTCCTTGTGCTTCTCCAGACAAAACCAAAACATTAAATGCAAAACGTGATCTTGGTTTACTTCCAAGAATATCTGTAAACGGATCGTTATCTGCTAGAGCAACGAAAGATTTCTTTCCTGTTGGACGTTCAATCCAATGTTGTTCGTAGACACGAAATGGTCCATCTTCTAAGAATTTAATTAACTGAGGTTTTTCAGAAAACTTAAATTCTGTTGGAAACTCAGACGAGGTTTCTGTTAATAGAGCCTCTGCTGCTTCCCATCCTTGTTGAACTGTAGTACCAATTTTTGGCTCTGCAGTTTCACTGTCTTCGTCTAAATAATCTGCAGGGTTTGCTGCAATATCATTTGTTGGTTTAGTAATTGGCATTTGTTTCCTTCTTTGGTAGTGAGGCACGGAGTATGTTGTATCGCTGTACAACTTAATATCTACTGGCTCTCGGTGGATGTGATTTCCTTCCAGCGGTTAACTAAAGCCTCTGTTAGGTCATCTTGGTTGGCCCACTCTACACGAGCAGTTCCAAGTAAGCCTCGCTTTGAAAACTCTTCAATAGCGGACTCAATGAGGTGTCTGGTATAAACCCGATTTCCTCCAGTCTTTTGACCTTTTACAGTCTTAGACCTAAGTCGATACGGGGCACGTGGGATATACCCTTTCCTCTCCCATAGTCGGATAGTAACAATTGTCTTTTCTAATGCTTGTGCTAGTGCACCGATAGTAAAGACTTCTGTTTCTTTTCCTCCTAATGTTTTAATAATTGGGTTTGAATCCCAACCATTACTCTCTCCGTGTTTACGGCGAGAAACTTTTGGATCTTCTTCACGACGCTTTCTTTTGGAACCTGGTATGTATTCTAGGTCAGCAAATGCTTCTAGAATCTCATCATCTCCACGTAGTCCAGCCATGATTACCTCTTATTTAAAATTAGAGCCCAGACAATTTTTTGTGGATACATTAAATCAACTTCTTCTTCAGTTAATTTTCCTTCATACAATGCAGCCATTAAAGCATCTTCATCAATGATTTGAATAGTTTTATAGAGTTCATTTTCTAAACCCTTAGAAACGATTAGGTTGTCAGCCATTTGTGGATCAATTTTGCGAGATACTCTCTTCTGCTTTTGTAACATAGTTACGCCGTCTATTTCAGACGACAACTCAACAAAAAGATTTCCACTTCCATCAACTTCACCATTAGCGTCTATGTCTTCAAATAATTTTTCTCTTAAAGACTTTAACTCTGATTCAAAGTACTCTACTTGTTTTTTAAAGAAGATGTATTGTTTAGCCTGCGATTCAAGATCATCTACTGCAGGTACTCTTGGTTCTTCTTCTTTTACTCTTGCCATGTTAACCCCCTCAAGGTCGTTGTTTCTGTAGGAAACCTATCAGACTTCCTACCGTTAGGTCAATTCCGCCTTTAGCATTTATGCCCTCACCATCCATAACGGCGTCTGCTACGGCATTTTTTTGCTGTAGCATCTCATGTTGTCTTTCTTCAATAGAATTTAAAACAATAAAATCTTGAATAATGATACTTGGCCATCGACTTGATGCTCTTTTAATTCGTCCATTTCGCTGAATAGACAACCCTGCAGACCATGGCAAATCATAGTTAACTAAAAGATTAGCAATTGGAAGATCTACTCCATAACCTCCAGCATCAGATGAAATAAATACCCGACATTCTGGATCTGTTAAAAACTTTTCTTTACTGGCTTCTTTTTCTTTTGCATTCATATCCCCCGTGTATAGAGTTCCACCTATTTCTTTTTGTATTAAATCTAACATTCCAACCCAAGATGTAAAGACCACAACTTTTGCTTCAGGATCTGTATCTAAATGATCAAGAACATAAGATTTTAATTCTTGTAGTTTAGATGACTTGGTTATTC